CAGTTCGCGAATGCCATGTTCAAGGTGAACATCAGACAGAAGCTCCAGCACGCGGCCGAGCATAGTGTGGACCGGATCTCAGAGCTGCTTCCGGAGATGGAGGCAAGGGACGCCACGCTGGCCTTGGCTAAGTCGATGGAAATTCTGCTGGCCATGGACAAGGAAAAGACACCGGAGGTCAACAACACGATGAACCTCCATATTCATGCCAGCGATTTGCAGTCCCAATTTTTGTCAGCAATGACAGACAAACCAAAGACAATCGAAATATGAAACACGAAGCTGAACAATTTGAATGGGATTTTGGATATTCGAAAAGTTTTGGGACAGATCCGCGCAAGCTTTCGCGCAGAGACAGCCCAGACACCAGCCGGGAAGCGGCCGCCCAGCTGGACACGACCCGGCTTGAATCCATGGTGTACTTTGCCATTCGAAAATTTGGTCAGACAGGCGCAATCGCGGACGACATTTTGGAAATTTTCTTTGGGTTTCCATACTCTTCGATCACCGCAAGGTTCTCAGCACTGATCCGGAAAGGCTTTGTCTCAGACACCGGCGAGCGCAGGCCCGGACGGACCGGGAGGAAACAACGTGTCATGGTTGCCCTGTGAAGATCATTTACGAGCAGGCCGGCTACGTTGCGCAGGCCTCGAGAGACGGGACGTGTGTGGTTCATCGGTGCGGATACCTGCCGAACAACCAGAGATTGACGAGCCATGTAGGGGAAAAGCTTCCCTCTCAGGATTGGCGGGAAGTTCGTTTGATGGGTTGTCCGGACGAAATCAGACAAGACATCATCCGCGCCTTCGATGCGCATTGCGCGACCGTTGGCGGGATCCGACTCTGACAGACAATGAAAGGCCCGCCCCTGACCGAAACAGGAGCGGGCTTTTCCCTTAAACGAAACCTCGCCTAGTTTGCCAGTTCGGCAAGCTCGCGCATCAACGGGATGTATTCCCAGCCAGTGTCTGAAAAGCTTGAGAAAAATTGTTCCCAAGTTTCGTCACTGGTTTTTGTGGCCAGCTTCCGCGACCATTCCCAGTTGCAGGAGTTGGCCGTTGAGATCGAAAAGACAAACTCGTCTCCGACCTTCTCGAGAACCAGCGGACAATCATCCGTGAAACCGGCCTCCCAGTAGTTGTCTTTTTCGTTTTCAATTTTGTAGGTCATAATTTTTGGAGGTTATTTGTTGAACTCCAGACCCTTCAGGAAAGCGATTGTCTGAAGACAGGCCAGCCGCGCCGGAACGTGTCCCTCCCAAATCGGGTGGGAGCATCCGCCGGACTCCGTGACGATGCGGGCGACACAGTAGCCGCCGTACTGCTGGGAAACGTGCCAATTTCCGACCTGCGGGACGTGCGTGCCCTGACCGTTCGGCGGCCCGTAGGGCTGGGAAGGGCTGCCCGTAAGCTCGTTCAGACGGTCGACAAGGGCTTTGAGTTTGTTTTTGGTGTAGGTTTCAGACATAACTTTTGCTTTCGATTTTTTTTGGTTGCAGCGTGATTGCTGCCCGATGCCGGCCGCCCCCAAAGCGACCGGCAAGCGGCAGCCTTCCCGCTAGTATTCCATGGGGAGCATCATTGTGGTGACGCTGCGGTCATGTTCGGTAATGATCCAGAGGCGTTCCTTTGAAACGGGGTGCGTGTAGCTCGAGAGAAGCCGGCCGCCGCCATCCAAGGCGCCGTCATTTGTCTCAGTGTCTTCAGCGTCCAAATCACCCCAGTCCCCGACAATGTGTCTGCAAAGACATTTGGTGATCCAGCCACGGGTGAAGGTTTCCATTGCGAGCGGGGTGCTCGAAAATTTTCCGGGATGAAAAGCCTTCATGCCAACGGCCAAAAGTACGGCCAGTGCGCTTTCCTCGAGATTTTCCGGCTCGGGCATTGACTGGAATACGGTGTTGCGGTTTTCGATTTTCATTTTGGATTTTTGGTTTGGATTTTTGGTTTGGATTTTTGGCATCGAAAATTTTTTCGGTGCTGTTTTCTTGGTATAGCCTTGCAAGTTTAGGCGCAAGGAAATTGTGCAAACTTTCTTCGAAGGTTGCTTTAGTGTGTGTCTGATTTCACGGAAAAGGCTTGTTTCCAAGGCTTTGCAAGGCGTTTTCCCTGAAACGCTTCAGCCTCAGCGCTTTAGAAACAGGCAAAGCCTGAAGCCTTGGAAGCGTTCAGCCCCCAAGGCGTTCAGGTTTGCAAGGTTCAGGAAGGCAGGCGTTTAGCCTTTGGGAAACAAGGGCAAAGCCAGAAGCCAAGCCAGCGCAAAGGCTGACAAGGCAAGGCAGCCCCAAAGGCAGGCCAGAGGCTGGCCAGCGCTGAGGCTGAGGCTGAAGACGTCGAACAGGAACAGGCAGAGGCAGGCAGAAACAAGGAACAAGCGTGTTTTCATTAGGTTGAACAGGTTCAGGTTGAATCCCTTTCCTAGGGTAGGAAAGGAAGGGGAAAGCCTCCCCCTAAGGGGAAGCCTCCCGCCTTCCTTCCCTTCCCTTATTCTGTCAGTGAAACGCCTTGTGCCTTCAGCTGTTCTTCAATCCACGTCTTTGCCTTTGCCTCTGTCCAGTCTGTCTCTGAAAAGGCAGTCATTCCCCCTAAGGCAATGTCCGTTTCAGGGGGAAGCCAGTCTTTTTTGATTTTTCCATATCCACCTTCAACTTCAGCCCCCAAGCCTTTCCAGATAGGCGTTGCTTCCATTACGCGAAACAGGCAGCGCCTGAAGGCGTCTTCGCAAACAAGCCAGAAAGCCAACTTGTCTTCGTCCAAAGCCTCCCCAAAGCCTTTCAGAATGACTGAAGCGCAAAGGCTGAAGGAAGGGTCGTCTGCACCGTTCAGGCCGATTCCAACCTTTACGCAAACTGAACGGCCTGCCTGCTCAAGCAACTGAACGAGCGCCATTACGGCCGCTCCCCTCTGTCGAATGACAGAGGCAGAAACAGCGGCCGAAACGCTGCAGTTCAGGCCGATTGTGACAAGCTTCCCCCCCTTGCATTCCTCTTCTGTTTCGACAACCTGAAGCCAAGCTTCAGGCTGGCCAGTCATTACTAAGCCAACGTCAAAGAACAGGCCCGTCTCTGCAGGCGCGAAGCTTTCCTTTAACATTCCAGAGCCAACCTTCGAAACGAAGGCTTCAGACAGCGCCTTCACTCTGGCCAGCCCTTCAGGCCAGCCTTTCAGAGCGGCCGCTTGGCATTCTGGCCAGTCCTTAAAGGCGTTGAAGTCATTCCTTTTCAGGCGTTCTGAAGCCTTCACCTGAGGGTTCCCCTTTGCCTGTTCAATATAGGAAAACAGGTCTGAAAGGTTGGCGAAATTGAGAACAAGGTTCTTTTCCATTGTCTTTTCCCTGTTCGGTTTAGCTAAGGGGAGCGAAAAGCTTTTCAGCGCTGACCTTATCCAAGCTTTTCGAAAGCAAACCTTTGCGAAGCCAAGCAAAGCCAACTCCCAAGCTTGCAAGCTTCGAACCCATAAGAGTAGCGCGTGGAGAAACGACAACCTTCAGGCCGTGTTTCTCTGCGTTCTTTCTGGCTGTCTGAACCTGTTCGAACCAACAGCCTGCAGAAGTTGGGATCCCACCTTCAGCCAGAATAAAGGCAGGGGAAGGAACGCCTTCAACGCCCACAAAGGAAGCTTCCAAGCCTTCGTCCAAAGGCAATTCGAGGAAGAAAAACCGATCCAACGTTGCGGCGTCTATTTGATTTCTCCCCACATAACCTCCCGTTGCCCCATTCCCCCAAGTGTTTGCGGCCGCTACGCAAACGAAGCCTTCCCCTCTCTTCACCTGTTTGTCAGGGAAAGACATTTCACCGTTTGCCAAGGCAGCGTTCAGAACAGCCAGAACGTTGGGATTGCCATTGTCTGCTTCGTCCAGACAGAAGACAAAGCCTTGTTCAAAGGCTTCCCTGAAAGGCGTGGAGCGGTAGACGCCATTGGCGTCTATAAATCCAAGCAAGTCAGTTTTGGTAGTCTGAGCGCAGACAGAGACAGAACGATGTTCTTTGCCAAGCAAAGCGGCCGCTGAACCCACTAAAGACGTTTTCCCGCTGCCTGCAGGTCCCACAAGCCACAAGTGAACGCCTGCCTTCAGGCAGGCCAGAACAAGCGGGAAAAAGGCGTGTTCTCTACGCTCTGTCTTCACTTCCCTCCCCCCTGCCTCGAGAATGAAAGTGTGCTTCACTTCAGTTGGCTTCAGGCGTTCAGCAATCAACTCTTTTACCCTGTCTTCGTCCAAGGCAGCCTTGCCATTCCCCTGAACTAAAGACAGCGCCTGTAGCATCAAAGCGGCCGCTGTTTCATTCCCTGCAGGCAGGCTTCCAGCTGGAAGGGGATTTGTGTGGATAGGCTGGAAAGGCGCCTTTGCTGGCTGTTCTCTGTAGCTGTTCAGCGTTTCATTCGACTGATCTAGCCAGCAAGCGTTTAACTCCGCCATTGTCAGAGTGTCTGTCAGTCTGGAAGCTATTCCGTTTTCCCTCAGCCAATTACGCAAAAAAGCGCGCGCTTCAGCCCCACTGAGTGTTTCGTTTCGGTTGTACATAAGTTGCTGTCTTTGTTTCGTTTAAGGTTCAGCCCCTCCCCTTCAGGGGAGAAAAAAGACTGAGGCTTCAGAGTGAAGGCAGGCAGCAAAGCTTGCAAGCCTTTCTTGTCTGTTTTGGTGAAAAGAAGCGTTGAAGGGAAAGCTTCCATTTTCTGTCTCAAAACAGCCCCTTTTTCCTCTGTTCCGGAACGCTGCAGGAAGGCGCGAAAAAGGCGCGAAAAGGAACAGCTGCAGACAGCCAAGGGAGAAGCCTTAGACAGCCAGAGGGAAGGCTTGGGGAAGCTTGGCTGAGGCTTGGGGAGAACGCTTGGGGAAAGCTTGTCTGGACCTTGGGGAAGCCTTGGGGAAATGCGTTCAGCCAGCCAGACAGCCAGACAACGCAAAGGCGCCTGCCTCAGCGCTGCCTTCCCTGCAGGCCTGCCTCCCCTGCCTTGTCTTCAGACAGCCAGCCAGCGCTGTTTCCCTGCCTTCCTGCCTGCCTTGGCTGCCTTTCCCTGTCTTTTCCTGTCTGAAAGCCTGAAGCGCTGCCTTTTCGGCCGCTTTTACTCTGTAGAAACGCCAATCCTGACTAAACCGATCGGATTAGTAGGGGAGGGGGAGGTCGACCGATCGGGGGGAAGTTCTAGGCCTAGGCATCCCCCCATCTGGAAATTTTTTGCTGCCACAAGGCTCCCCCTTGGCTACAGTGTGCGCCGGGAGATGCTGGAAAAGTGGCGCGGGCTTTTGCCCCACAGGACGTTGCAGCTGCGGTTTTAGTACGGGGATCGCAGACCTTGTAGCGAAATGTGCCAAGATTCTTGTGAATTTTGGGCGCCATTTTCTGCTGTTGTGACGGGCGTAGGAATGTGTAAGGTTTTTGAACACATATGGGAGACGTATTTACAATTAGCGAGAAATTGGTGAAAGAAAGGGATGGAGCAAATTATGCTCTCGAAAAGTACAAGGAAGGCACTGATTTTGTTCGTAGGAGGAATCGCTTTGGCTTCAAGGTCGTCTTCCGGAAGGGATTTTTTGGTGAAGCTGTGGACGTGGTGGATCCGAGCTTGGTGGAACACAAACAGCAGAAGGAGGAGGTGCAGCCTGAGACAGGGAGCAAGACAGTGGTCCCGGTGAAAGCACCAGAGTGCGACAAGACGCCGATTGTGGCGAAGATCACCCGCAGGTATCCGAATCCGAGGTTCGTGGATACGGACGTTTGCGGCCGCGTATTCTGCGGAGAGAAGGGACGCAACCTGAAGACCGGCCAGCTGATCTTGGTATCAGGTGGTACTATCGTCCTTGGAAAAGCCGGCATGATAGCCACAGCTGCTCTGTAGAAGAACCACTTCCGGTAATAGGAGCTTTGGAGCTGAGCAGAGTACCCCCAAGACTGAGCGTTGGCCGCCTAGAATTGGGGGAGTACTCAAGCAAGCGAGACTTCCGTATAAAAGTCGCCCTATCGCGTCGCGTTCACAGTCTCAGCCCATGGCTACCCGGTCAGCCTAGCATTGCCTCTGTCGCGGGCGACTGTGTAGTACTCAGAGGCGCAAGGCCTGTGATTTTTAATCCGGGTCAGGAGGTACACCCGGAACCATGTCTTCGCTAGTGGCTCCAGTATTTCAGGTTGGCCAGTAGGTACGCGGCAGGTTATTGGCCTGCACAGGAAACATCCCAGAATCTCAAAAAATGTCAACGCCAACAGAAGAAAATCACCTGTCTCCGAGCCAGAGGGAAAAGCTTGTGGAAAAGCTGCTTAGGTTCCCTATGGCTGACCACCCAATTATCCCCTGTCCGAACGAGGAGCAGAGGGTGCGCATGATTGAAAATGTGGGGCCACAGGAGGTCATGCGGATGTTCTTGGCGAGGGAGCAGCGGATCCGGGCAGAGCAGGAGGATCCCTACCGCTACGGGAATGAACTGACGGCTTGGCCGGATGCTGACAGGATTCTTGATACCAAAAATGAGATCCTTATTTTGGGAGGAAATCGTGCAGGAAAGACAGAGTACGCAGCAAAGAGGGTGGCTCAGGCCTTTGTTGGAATGGACCTATCCGGGACGATGCCACCTTGGCTAAAGGAACGATCTGCAAAACGCGGCCTGAACATCTGGTGTCTGCACACCACGCACATGACGAGCGTCTCGATGCAGCAGAATGTCTTTCACAAATACCTCCCAAAGGAGCTGAAGGAGGCCAAGCGCAGTGCGCAGATTCAGGTGGCGTGGACCCAAAAGAACGGCTTTTCAGACAACACGGCCGTGTACATGAAGAACCAGATCTGGTTCCTGAACTACGCGCAGGACATCAAGGTGGTGGAAGGCGGCGAGGTTGATGTTGTTTGGTGCGATGAGTTGGTTCCACAGGACTGGCTCGAGACACTTCGCTACCGTCTGGTCACCCGGAACGGAAAACTAATCGTCACCTTCACGCCGATTCTTGGCTACACGCAGGTCGTCAAAGAGTTCATCACCACTGCCAAGATCACACAGTGGAAAGAGTCCGAGCTACTGCCGGAGAACAACGTCCTGACCGTCCCCAAAGGGCATATGCCCTACACAGCTGAAGGTGTCTACGGGAAGCACGGCTGCATCTGGTTTCACTCAAAGCTGAACCCGTACAACAACTGGGAGCGCATGAAGCAGACGCTCAAGGGACGCAGTTCGCATGACATCAAGATCCGGGCCTACGGCTGGGCAGATCAGACAGCCGGATCCCAGTTCCCAATGTTTGGGGAGCAGAACATTTTTTCGCAGCCCGTTACGGAACTCTGTCCGTCTGGTACAAACTACATGGTTGCGGATCCGGCCGGCGCCCGAAACTGGTTCATGCTCTGGGCCAGAGTAGACGAGTATGGGACTGTCTGGATCTACCGGGAGTGGCCCGACCCTTCATACGGAGAGTGGGCGCTGCCATCTGAGAAGGCGGACGGCAAACCCGGACCGGCACAGAGATCCGGAGCAGGCAGGGGCATCAACGAGTACACGAACCTGATCTGGGCCTTGGAGACAGACAAAGACAAATCGGAAGATATCGCCGAACGCTACATCGACCCAAGGTCCGCCGGCACGGAAACGATCAGCAAGGAAGGAGGCATAACGCTGCTGGATATGCTTCACGATGCAGACAACCCTCTGTATTTCATCCCGGCCGCCGGCGTCCCCGTTGAGGAGCGGGTGATGATCATCAACGACCTTCTGTGCTTTGACAGGGACTCTCCGCTGGATGTTAAAGGAAATCATCCACGCTTAATGGTACACGAAAGTTGCCAGAATCTGATCTGGTCCCTGCGTGAATGGACTGGACAAGATGGCCAGAAAGGTGCATCGAAAGATCCCATTGATGCCTTGGGCTACCTCGTAGCGATGCACCCAATGCACACCAATAATCCCATATGGAAAAAGCAATGGGACAAACTATCAAAATGTGGCAGCTATTGATGCCAAGGATTTCCATACATTATGCTCGATTACAACACTGATGTCTTGGCCATTGCCTCCAAGGAGCCGCACGTTGGCGAGCTTTTGAGCGAATACAACCGCTCGATGATCAATTCATCTCAGGGAAATCTTATTACCAAGTTTGATAACATTCGGTTTTGTCGGTGGGCCGGTCAGACAGACGACGGGAAGAAGCACTCCGAAAACCGCTCAGAGGGAGATCCCGCTTGGCCGTTTGAGGGAGCCTCCGATGTTCGCACAAGGCTGATCGACGCCACCTGTAACGAGCAGACAGCGCTGCTGGTTGCCGCTTTCCAGAAATCTGAGATCCGGGCTGATGGCGTGAACATGACGCACGTTGAGCAGTCTCAGGTTGCCACCACGCTTCTGCGCTGGATCCGGGACTGCAAAATGCCCCAGCAGCTCTACAAGGAGGCTACGCTCGCAGCCCAGTACGCTCTTCAGTACGGCTGGAGCGCCTTCTTTGTGGGCTGGCAACAGAACATCAGCGTCCGGAAGCAGCCGGTGTATATGCAGGAGCTGCTCCAGATGGCCCAGCAATCCGGCAGTGAGACACTGGCCATGCTGCCGCAGCTGATCATGGCTCAGTCTGAGGAGGCAATCGGGATCTTTCAGGCCATCATGCCCGACCTGAAGAAGTCCGATGCCAAGCGCATGATCCGGGAGCTGGCTGAGACAGGTCAGACAACCAGAGACGAGGAGTACGTCAGCAAAAACTTGCCCGAAATCGTCGCTCTGAAGCCTTGGGACGAGATCATTTTCCCGCCTGAAACGGCAGATTTGCAGCGTTCCCGTGTGATTTTCCGCCGGACATGGATGTCTGAGGTGGAATTGCGTGAAAAAATCACAACAGAAGGCTGGAACCCAGACTGGGTGGAGCGGGCCTTGCAGCAGCTGGGGAAATCCAGCTCCTACTACAACATCAACCTGCTCCCGACGACCACAATGATGGTCTACAACGGGGTGAACTACATGAACATGGTCGAAGTGGTGTACTGCTACACCAAGAGCCTCGACGGAGACGCTCCGGCCATTTTTTACACTGTAATTTGCCCTCAGGCGGCCTCAAACAGACAGTCAGACGGTGATTCTTGGGCCATCCACGAACGCCTCGACTACGCCCATGGCGAATATCCCTTCGTGGAGTTCCGCCGGGAGCAGATTCGCCGGGCCATCACAGACACTCGAGGGATCCCGGAGCTTTCCAGCACAGATCAGGACGAGATTAAGGCCCAGCACGACTCGATTCGAGACAGCACTGCGTTTTCGACACTGCCTCCGATTCGTGTAGTGAAGCGCATTGGGGCAATGAACAAGGTCGGTCCGGGCGTGCAGCTCCCGGTCACCAACGCCAACGACTACACGTTCATGGATCCGCCGGCACGGCCGCCAAATTTGGCGTTTGACCTGATCCAGCGGGTTGAGCAGCAGCACGCGGCCTACTTTGGGACCACCAACGCACTTGTTCCGCCTCAGGTAACGCAGATGCTCCAGCAGGCGCTGGTGAACACATGGCTGCTGTCATGGAGATCGGTCTTCAGACAGATGTTCGCCCTTTGCTGTCAGTACATGACCCCGCAGGAGATCCAGCGCATCACCGGCGGCCAGCTGCCGCAGAATCTGTCTGAGATCCACAACGAGTTCGACTTCAACATCAGGTTTGATGTGATGAACTTGGACAAGGAATACATCACTCAAAAGATCGAGTATTTGAAGAGCATCAAGCAGATGGACTCCGGGGGCGTCCTGAACTCCAACCGGCTTACTGAGATGATGATTCAGGCCATTGCTCCAGAAATGGCTTCCGAACTCGTTATGACGGAGCAGCAGGCCTCTCAGAAGCTGTTCAAGGACGTTCAGACAGACATCGCCATGATGCTTTTGGGCAACGAGGCATCGTATCAGGAGAACGATCCGACAGCTCAGACAAAGCTGCAATACTCACAGCAGGTTATTCAGAGCAACCCCAAGGCACAGGCCGCGTTGCAGTCTGACGAGAACTTCCAGCAGCTGTTCCAAAACTACATCAAGAACCTCGAGATGAGCGTGATACAAAAGCAAAACGCGCAGATTGGAAGGATTGGTGTCTCACCCATTCAGCAACAATGACCGAAAAAGAACGACTCGCTTTTGGCTGGGGCGGCAAAAACCACGTCTGGGATCAGATAATTGAAACGATCCAGCAGATGCAGGAAACCCTTTGGCTTAATGCTGTTAGCAATAATGTGAAAGGCGAAGATCGCACTCACGCTTGCGGGCAGGCCGATGGAGTGAACTTGGTTTATTCAACACTTTTGACGCTAAGATCTGAGGCATTAAAACTTAATGGCTTGACTGAAGAAAATGATTTGGCATAACGCCAACAACGGGCCTTCCAGCGTTACTGGATTGTAATTAAAGGAACTTGCGACCTTAAACGCATGACTGAAAACGAAGTACAGCCTGATGCCGGGAATCAGGAGGCAGTAGAAACTCCCGTTGTTGATAAGCTCGGTCTTTTGGATGAAAGGGATTTAAGTGCCCTTTTGAAATCCAACTTCCTTGACGAGCAAGGGGCCACTCCGGCCACACAGGAGCAGGTTACGGATGCTGATTTGTCTGAGAAAGACGAAGACAGCGTTGACGAACCTGAAAGTCACGATGGTGAAGAAGGCAATTTAAGCAGGGGTGTCCAGAAGCGCATCAACAAATTGGTTGCTGCAAAGAAGGCCGCTCAAGCTGAGTTAGAAGCGCAAAGGCAGCGTTTGGCTGATATGGAGAGAGAGCTGTTTGCCGCAAGGCAGGCCGCCCCTCAACCCGAACCTGAAGTTTCAGGCGAAGTTGAAGCATTGAACACTTTTGATGAAGTGAACGATGAGTACAACAGAGCTGTAAATGCCATTCTTTGGTGCGAGCGGAATCGAAACGGGGCAACACTTAACGGTGTTGATCTGTCTGACGAAGACATTCTCGACATCAAGATGAAGGCCATCAGGGCCAAAGAAATCGAACTTCCCGCTCGATATAACTACCTGCAAAAGCAGGCATCTTTCGAGCAAGGAATCGTTCAAGATTTTCCTTGGTGGGGCAGACCAGAAACTGAGGAATATCAGGCCGCACAGCAGATCTTGCGTGAATTTCCAGAGCTTAAAAGGCGCAGAGCTGACTTCAAGCACGTTGCCGGCATTGTTGTTTTGGGGCTGAAGGCCTACACGGACCTGAAATCCAGAAAGACAACGCAGGCGCCAATCAAGAAGGCTCCTCCCCAACCGGGAGTGAGACAGGCTCCGCCAGCCAACTCGAGCCAGCAATCTACCCAGAAGGCAAAACAGCAATTTGCCAGAACAGGGGGGGGTCGTGACGGGCTAAGTGATTTGGTGAAAAACATGGGCTTCGTATAGCCCACAACAACCGCAGTAATTCTTTTGCAATATGGCTACTCTACTCGAACCTAATCTCTCCGGTCGCGGTAAACGCGAAGACTTGATGGACATGATCGCCTTGGTTGACGCTAAGGACACGCCCTTCACGTCCATGGCCAAGAAGGGGAGCAAACCCGGCAATATGTACTTCCGTTGGCAGTCTGACAGCCTTCCGACCCCTCAGGTTGGTGGTACGCCGGACGGTGTTGACGTGAACCTCGTCAGTGGCGTTGACAACTACGTCGTCAACTACCGTGCTGAGCTGGCCAACTACGCGCAGATCTTCCGCCGCGCAGTCCGTGTCTCCAAGCTGACCCAAGACATCGCTGATGTCGCTGGTGTCCGCGACGAACTCGCAGACAACGTGGCCAAGGCCATCACCGGGATCAAGCGTGACATGGAAGTGACCATGGTGTCTGATCAGGTGGCTCAGGCAGACAGCGGCAATCAGACAACCCCTTACCGCACGGCTGGCGCCCAGACATGGATCGCTACTGGCGGCGGCGGGACTCCGACTCCCGGTGGTATTCCTTCGATCTTCCAGACACCCTCCACCTCGATCATCGGGACTGGCGCGGCGCTTGGGACGTCGCTCACGGATGCCGTTGTGCAGGGTCTGCTCAAGAGCATCTTTGACCAGACTGGCCACTACACCTCGTTCGACTGCATTGTTGGGACTGATCTGAAGAGAGCGTTCACCGGCCTACTGGGGACAACCTCCCTGACGACCGTTGCCGGCACTCAGGCCGCTCCTCTGGCAGCTGGTGCAACCAAGATTCAGACCTTCCAGCGTGATGCAGCTGCTGACACTTACATCCAGAGCCTAGATGTGTTTCAAGGAGATTTTGGCACGGTCCGCTTGCATCCCACTACGTTTCTCGGGACCGTGTCTGGCACGTCCTACACGCCCACTCCTTACCGTGGCTTGGTCTTGGATATGAACTTGATCGAGATCCGCTACGGTGGCAATGTCGCTCAGGTCACTCCGCTCACCGACAACGGTGGTGGTCCCGGCCGCTTGGTTGAAGCTGTCGCTGGTCTGGTCGTGGGTAACCCGCTGGGCCTTGGCAAGTTCAATTACAACGCTGCCTAGTAAACTTCCGCGACACCTGCGTGGTCTGACCTTGTTGGGCTAAAAGTGGTGTGACTAGCTGGAGAGACAGCTTCGTCAGCGATTGACGTGTGAGTCGTGGGGAACGCACCTCTTAGTGGCGTGACGCTTCG